GGTGATTCAGACCCCGCCATATCCCTAGGGACAAATCTATATGAACGCTTCGCTTCTTAAGTCACCTTGGCCTGCCGACTTTAACCCTCGAGGGAACGGGCGAACCGTTCCCCGGATGACATGAATGGCCGAGACCACCTATGGTGCCGAGGCAATAGCCAGGCTCCTGGTGATCACGCCGCGGCGGCTGCAGCAGCTGACGAAGGAAGGCTACCTGCCGAAGTCCGAGCGCGGCCGGTACGAACTGGTCCCGGTCGTCCAGGCATATATCCGCTACCTTCGGGACCGTGCTGTAAAGGGCGATCTCGGCGACGACGACTTCGGTACACACAAGACACGGCTGATAAAAGCGCAAGCCGACATTGCCGAGCTCGAGGCCGCACAGCTACGCCGGGAGCTCCTCCCGCGCGGCTTAGTGATCCAGACCTGGCAGGGCATCGTTGCTGCGGCCAGGGCACGGCTGCTGGCCCTTCCGTCCAAGGCGGCGCACCAGCTCCTGGGTGCGCGCACTCTGGTTGAAGCCGAGGAGGTTGTACGTGGCCACGTCTACGAAGCGCTTACCGAGCTTGCCCGTGACGGACTACCCGCAGGAGCCGTCACAGTTGGCGAGGCCGGCCCTGAGGGTCTGGGAGCCGCCGCCGGATTTGACGGTGAGCCAATGGGCGGATCTGCACCGCCGTCTATCGAGCGAGAGCAGCGCAGAGCCCGGACAGTGGCGGACGGCTCGGGCGCCGTACCAGCGGGGGATCATGGACGCGATGAGCGATCCACTGATCGAGACCGTGGTAGTCATGTCGAGCGCCCAGGTCGGAAAGACCGAGGTCGTCAATAACGTCGTCGGTTATCACGTCCATCAGGACCCGGCGCCGATCCTGGTCGTGATGCCGACGCTGGAGATGGCCGAGGCGTATTCCAAGGATCGGCTAGCGCCGATGGTGCGGGACACGCCAGTGCTCACCGGGTTAATCGCCGATGCGCGTAGCCGCGACTCTGGCAACACGCTCCTGCACAAGCGCTTCCCGGGCGGCCACATCACGCTGGCCGGCAGCAACTCGCCCGCGAGCCTCGCCAGCCGCCCGGTGCGCCTGGTCCTGTGCGACGAGGTTGACCGATACCCGTTTTCAGCGGGGACGGAAGGAGATCCAGTCAATCTGGCCCGAAAGCGCGCAACCACGTTCTGGAATCGCAAGTTTCTCCTGACTTCCACGCCGACCATCAAGGGCATCAGCCGCATCGAGGCGGCTTACCTGGCGAGCGACCAGCGACGCTACCACGTCCCGTGTCCGCACTGCGGCACCCTGCAGGTGCTCGAGTGGGCACGCATCCGCTGGCCAGAGCATCAGCCAGAGCGAGCGCATGCGGTATGCGTCGAGTGCGGCGCCGAGATCGGCCATGCCGACAAAGGCGCCATGCTGGCCCGTGGTGAGTGGGTGGCCAGCGCGCCCTTCCGAGGCACCGCAGGATTTCACCTGTGCGAGCTCTATTCGCCATGGCGGTCCTGGGCGCAGGTCGCCGTTGATTTCCTGGATGCCAAGCGCCTGCCGGAGACCCTGAAGACCTGGGTGAATACCTCGCTCGGCGAGCCGTGGGAGGAGGAGGAGGGCGAGAGCGTCGATGATACCGGCCTGCTGGCCCGGCGCGAGGCGTACACACTGGAGGAGCCGCCGCCTGGGCTGCGGGTGGTCGTGGCTGGTGTCGACGTGCAGGCCGACCGGCTGGAGACGACCTTTGTCGGTGCTGCGGGGGAGGAGTTGTGGGTGCTCGGGCACCTGGTGCTTTGGGGCTCGCCCACCGAGGCGCTGGTCTGGCGCGACCTGGATGCAGCGCTGTCTGCGCGCTACGGCCCCTACGCGGTCGCAGGCGCCGCGATTGACTCTGGGGGGCATCACACCAGTCAGGTTTATGCTTTCGCCCGCCAGCGGCTCGCCAGGCGCGTCTACGCGGTCAAGGGCGTGGCCGGCATGGGTCGCCCGCTCGCCTCGCGCGGCAGCAAGGTCGGCCGCGAGCAGGCCCGTCTGTTCATTGTTGGGGTCGATACCGCCAAGGAGCTGCTGATGGGCCGGCTCAAGGTGGCCGAGCCAGGGCCGGGCTATATCCACTTCGCCGGCGATCTCGACGAGGAGTGGTTTGCGCAGCTTGCCGCCGAGAAAGCTGTGCGCCGCTCTGTCAAAGGCCAGCTGCGCATCGAGTGGGTCAAGCAGCGACCGCGCAACGAGGCGCTCGATTGCGTGGTCTATGCGCTGGCCGCCCTGCACATCGTTGCGCCGCGCGGAGTGCCGAAGGCGGCTCCCGCGCCTGCGCCCGACGCGCCACCGCCGCCGCAAGCGGCGCGGCCGGCGACTGGTCCTTTCGTTCAACGCGCGCCTACTGGATCATGGATCACCCGGAGATAACATGGACTGGCAGCATCCGACCCACCGCAAGCCGCAGACTGTCGCGCTGGTCTCGCTAGGCCCGAGCCGCGAGAGTTATGTCGCCCAGGCCCTCGCCCGCGATCCAGACCCGCTCATCGTGGACTGCGAGGAGATCTGGACCGTCAACCGCGGCGCCCTGCCGGTGCGCCATGATCTCGTCTGGGTGATGGACAACATCCAGGGCGAGGCCGATGCCTACCCGCGCTACGGTGCAGAGCTCTGGCGCCACGACCGGCCGATCATCACCTCGGACAACTGCTACGGCTGGCCCTCGCACGTCCACGCCTACCCATTCGCTGCCATCTGGGACTGGCTGGCGCGCGAGGTGCGTCCGAGCCATGGCGATTGGTGGCACAACAGCCTCGCCTATATCGTGACCTACGCCGGCTGGATCGGCGTACAGGAGTTGCGGGTATGGGGCGCTGACTATCAACACCACCGCAGCGGCAAGACCGAGGACGGCCATGCCAACGTGGCCTATTGGGTCGGCGCCATGGAGCGCGTTGGCCTGCGCGTGTCGGTGGATGCCGACTCGACCTTTCTCGGCGCCTCGGCACGGGATTGGATCTACGGCTACCGGGAGGACCCGCGTCCGGCCGCCACGGCGCGCCGCCGCGAGTTCTGGCGCCGCGCATTGACTGGGAGAATCGACCGTGCCAAAAGTCCGCTGGATCGAGTGGCAGGGACACCCGTGGCGCCTGAGCCACCTGGCGGCCACCTACCACCTCAAGCCGCAGACGCTTGCCCACCGCCTTGACCGCGGTCTTCCAGTAGCCCGAGCCCTGGCTACCGGCCTCTGCGATCACCGTGAGGCCGGACGGCGGGCGACCCTGATTACACCGTGGTCTGCCGGGCTCTGGCCCTACAGCACCACCGGCCCTTGACTTTTTCTATTTCGGTGCTTGAACAGTTGCGATGGACCTCGCCACTGCGCAAACACACCTTGACGCCTGGCTCGCCGCCGATCTAGCCATCGCAGCCGGCGGCAAGTCCGCCACCGTCGGCGATAAGACACTCACCCGCGTCGATGCGGACCTCATCCGCGCGCAGATCTCTCACTGGCAGCGCGTCGTCGATGGCCTCACCGCACAAGCTGCAGGCGCCAAGAACTCCGGCATCCGCCTCGCGACATGGACGCGCTGACCCGGATACTGTCCTGGTTTGCCCCAGGCGCCGCGGCCTCCCGCTTGCAGGCCAAGCGCCGACTGGCCCACGCTCACCGCGCCTATGAGGCAGCCAAATCCTCAACCTACCGCCCGACGCGCGGTGGTGTCTCTTCGGCCGATGCGGTGGTCTATCAGGCCGGCGACCGACTGAGGCAGTTCGCTCGTTATCTTGATGAGAACTCCGATCTAGCCGTCGGCATCCTCGATGACCTGGTGACCAACGTCATCGGCCAGGGCATCGGAGTCGAGCCGATGGCGGCCCGCGCCGACGGCACGCCGCTCGACGAACTGAACCGGCGCCTGCGCGATCTCTGGCTGAAGTGGTGGGACCGGCCAGAAGTCACGGGCGAGCTACCAGGGACGGAGTTGGAGCGAATCATCGCCCGCACGCTGCTGCGCGACGGCGAGGTTTTCGTGCAGCATGTGCTCGGCAGAGGCCCTGGCGCGGCCGGCGTGCCATACGCCCTAGAGGCTATCGAGCCCGACCTGGTTCCAGGCGACTACCAATCCAACGGGTATCGCCAAGGCGTCCTGAAGGACACTTGGGGTCGCCCGCTCTCCTACGCGGTCTACAAGACTCATCCAGGCGATTCATACGGACTGGGCGGCAGCATGCGGCCGGAAGTCAAGCTCGTGCCGTCCTCTAGCCTGCTGCACCTGAAGCTGGCGAAGCGCCTACACCAGACCCGCGGTGTGTCCGTATTCCATGCCGTTCTGACACGACTCGACGATGTGCGCGACTACGAGGAGAGCGAGCGCATCGCCGCTCGGGTGGCCGCGGCCATGACCGCGTACATCAAGCGCGGCCCGGACTACCAGCCGATCGATGTCACCTCGACTACACAGGGCGAGCGCGCATTCGAGATGGCGCCAGGCATGATCTGGGATCAACTCGCCCCAGGCGAGGACGTCGGCGTTATCGCGAGCGACCGACCAAATACCGGCCTCGAAGCATTCCGCAGCGCCATGCTGCGGGCCTGTGCCGCTGGCACCGGTGCACGCTTCTCATCCATCGCCAGGGACTACCGCGGCACCTACTCCAGCCAGCGCCAGGAGCTCGTCGAGGGGGCCCAGCACTACCGCAGGATCTTCGACTACCTGGCGCGGCAGTTCTACCTGCCGGTATGGCGGACCTTTGTCGATGCCGCGACGCTCGCCGGCCGACTGGCTATCCCGGCGGACACCGATCCCGATTCGCTCTACCGGCCCGAGCTGCGTCAGCCTGCCCTGCCATGGATCGACCCGAAGAAGGAGATCGAGGCCCAGTCGCTCGCGGTCCAGTCCGGCTTCCGCTCCCGCTGGCAGGTCATCCGCGATCTCGGCGGCGATCCGCAAGTAGTCGACAAGCAGCTTGCGGCTGACCCGCTTGATGTCCGGCCGCCAGAAGGCGCGACACCGGAGCCAACCATGAGCGACCCCGGCGTAGATGACGAGGAGGCCGCATGAGCCTCTCTGGATCGCTGTAGTCCGTGCTGCAAACTGAATCGTGGGATGACCTGCGCACTCCAGCCAGCACCATCCCAATCCGCGGCCAATCTGGCGATCGGGACGCAGACAGCGACGGGACGCTGCTGTTCGATGCGACTACAGAAGAGCATGTGTCCATGCTCTACCAGATGCCGCACGCCTGGCTGAATGACGCAGATTGCCATTACCGCGTGCTCGGACTTGGCTCCGGGCAAGAGTATCAGACCTAGACAGGACGCATAAAGTCATGAGTGAACGAAACAAGCGGATCCGATCCGGCCACTACGAGCGCCGCGTCGCGCTCGACGCAAGCCAGGCCAACGAGGAAGCCCGCACCGTGCCCGCTTCACTCTCCAGTGAGCACGAATATGAGCGCTGGTTCGGGCGCGAAGTGCTGATCCATGACGACGCCAGTGTCGACCTGTCACGCGCAAAGTCTGGCCTGCCGTTGCTGCTTGGGCACGACGCTAGCGCCCATGTCATCGGCCGTGTCGACAACGTGCGGATCGAGGACCGGCGACTGCGCGGTGACCTGGTGTTTCACGATCTGACAGATGAGGCGCGGGACACATGGGCCCTGGTGCGCGATGGCTGGATGCGCGACTTGTCCATCGGCTATCGAATCAAGAAATGGGAGGAGGAGAAGGGCAGCGACCTGGTACGAGTGACCAACTGGGAAGTGCTCGAAGCATCCGTCGTATCTGTACCCGCCGACGCAACGGTCGGCGTCCATCGTAGTGACTCAACCCGAGGAGAAAATACCATGTCCGACGACGGCAACACCGTCACTGAGGTCGGCGGTCAGGGGACCGTCGTGGATCTCGCTCGTGTCAGCGAGCGCAGCAAGAAGCAGGGTTTGACCGAGGGCCTGAAGAGCGGGGCTCAGGTAGAGCGCGTGCGACTGAAGGCTATTGACCAGGCATTCGCCTCGCCCATCGTGCCGCGCGCCGAGGATTTTGCCGCTCTGCGCGAAGAGGCGATTGACAACGGCTGGTCGGAGGACCAGACCCGCAAGGCCATCATGGAGCTGATGGCGACCCGGGCCGAGCCTGCGTTCGACCACAGCTCGGCCGACGATGCCGCGGCGGCACCACAGTCGCGGCAGGTGCGCGAGGACGGCGCCGGACGCACCCGCATGAGCATGGGTCGCGACGAGCGCTCGACGCTCTCGCAGAGCATCGAGCAGGCGCTGCTGGTGCGCATGGGCGTCATCACCGACCATGCGGCCGTCCAGGACGCGCGTGAGCGCGGCGTGGCGGGCCTCGACCTGGTAGCGATGGGCCGTCAGTTCTTCG